TCTCTTGGGGTCATATGAACAAGCATTTGGTCTTTACCACGCCCTTTTTGTTGGACGTGCTTAGCTAGGGTGTGTAAGCTCATAAGCGTACCTTGGGGTTATTTGGTGTCAAGTTTATCATGTCATTGCCTTTTAAACTACTGTTCCAGCGGCGTTTATCCAGTTTGTTCCATTCCAATAAATTGGCCTGCCAATAGTCGTGTCAAAGTAATACTGCCCTATTACCAACGGCGCTTGTGTAGTACCTACTGGTCTATTTGCTGTAGTGCCAGAAGCAGGTATTGCAACGGCTTGGCTAAAGTTATCAATCTGGTTAAAATACAGTCGCAGAGCATTTAAAACTTGATCTATATACTGTTGCCGGTAATCTATAGGCGCAATCGGTAAGTTAGGCGCTTTTGGCGGCCTAAGATCAAGGTTCTTTAGTTGTGGATTAACAGCCATTAACGTCTACCGTCATTTCTAATGTCAATTCGTGGGCTACCTAGCTGCCATTGTGTACCAAGCGTATTTGACTCAATCCTAAAAGCAAGCTGGCGACCGCGCAGGCGGGTATACACCTGACCCGTAAACTCTTGAATATTATAGACATTTGTGCTGGAGTAGTTATCACTACTTATTACCCTTGGATTATCTGCAGTTCCATAAGGTGTTCCTGAATTTTGACGAGGCCTCACTGTCATAGTCACTGATGGGTTAGCTACATTAGAACCATTAAAATTAATGTCGGGCAAGATTCGCCACACAAAGCCAAAGTTATGTCCGTCACCAATATCAAAGTCCGAAGACTGAACATAGGCATTAATTGGCAATGGGGTTAAGCCAGCCACGTCATCAACTGAGCTTTCGTGGAAAAGCAAACGACCCGTATCTGCATCAATTGTCATAGCAGTAGAAGCTACAGTTTGAGAAATATTAACGGTATAAGTTCCAATATTACCTGTACCTGTACCAAACTCAGTAATCACGGTGCCGTTTGAAACCCCAGAACCAACAACTGTAGCATTTTGAGACAAGGATCCAGAAGCTACGTTAGTAACAGTTAAAGTAGTACCAGAAATAGATCCTGTAAATTCAGCGCTGGGTGTAAATACAGCCGCTACAGGGTATTCGGTAATGCCAGACTCAAGCCATGCAGTTCTAGACATATTGCCGTAATACCACACCCTTTCTAGGTAGTTGTAAATAACGTACTTGTTTATGGTAGTGCTTCCTTGAGAACAGTAAAACCACCATACTTCGCTGTAACTTTCGTTAGAACCACAAAATACTTGGAAGGCTTGGTCTTTATTAATATCGTTAAAAATGTATTGCCACAAGGAGCAAGGTAGGGTTTCTACGCGTCCAGAATATATATAAAATTTATTCGTTCCCATCCAGTACGTTACGTTGTTAATCGTAATTGAGGCATTGGGAGACATAATCGAGATGTTATCCATCAAGATTTGAAAACCCCAAATATAGGGGGGCCCAAGATACTGCATAGAATATATAGCAGAATTAGTCCAAATTAAAATTTCTTGGCGGGTGGATCTTCCGCACATAATGAAAGATCCGTTTGATAACGCAAACTCGCCTGATTGATTAGTAGCTGCTGGAACCCATTCATAAGGGTTTTCTTGATCTGACCACCGAACCAGCATAGGATTAAAGGCTGTACTTGGCGTAGCTGGATCGTATGGATTAGCGCCTAAAGCAATTACAAAACGCTGAATGGATGACGCAAGAACCTGGTTAGTTGTTGTGGGCACATAAGCGCCATTAAAACCCTCAGCAGTTGATAGTATATTTAACGACACCGCCCTCTCGTTAAGCCCTACACTAGCCTTCCAATAAAAGATACCTCCTCCACGAGGGGCAATAACCAGGTCTTGACCAAAGTTATCGTTAGACCAAAGGCGAAGCTGTTGCGCTACACCGGAATCAAAGCTAGACCCCCAAGGGCGTATACCGTATTGCGGGTAAACCACTACGTTATTACCGCCAGCATTAGGCATATCATAAGGAGCGGTTATAGAAGCTGTGCCAGTACCAGATCCCGGACCTGTTGCAGTAAATGTAACGCCTACAGTATTAGATGAAGCACCAATGGCAATAAAGTTAGTAGTGCCTACGGAAGTAATTGTGTAGACATTGTTTACTCTAAAAGACCCCGCCTGTTCGCTTGGCAGCACGATAGTAAATGTATTTGCATCTACATAAGTAATTTCAAACGTGTTGTTTAATATATCTGCATCTAACGGTTCTGGGTCATGTCCATAAAGCCCGACAGTACCTGTTTCAATGCCAACAGTGCCAGAAAAACCATAGCTAATAACCCCAGTATTTAATGGCTCAACACCTAAAAAAGCAACCCAAGCAATAGAAGCCGTACCTGATCCGGTACCAACCCCTGTGGCAGTAAATACTGTTCCTACTGCGTTTGAGGACGAGCCAATCAAGGTAAAGTCTGTAGACCCTGCAGAAACAATTTTATATTGCTCACCAATAACAAAGTTGCCAGCGGCAGTTAAATACCCATTAGCTGTTTGTGTCACAGTAACTACAGAACTGCCAGAAACTAAAGTAAATGGGTTATTACCAAGATTACTTGTAATAGTAGGAGAGTAAGGACCTGCGCCCCAACCGGTACCCAAAGAAAAGTTAACGGTTCCACTTGGGTATTCATACTCAACAGCTACAGTACCGCCCCCAGTAGCATCTGAAGTAGCAGTAGTGTTTGCAGTGATTGTATATTGCGTTGTACTAAGTGTGGTTTCAATTAAAAACTCACCGTTTATGGTTAAACCGCCCACTGCGGATGCGCCAGAAAAAACAACATAATCTCCGGCGCTGGGAGAATAAACCGGATCTGTAACAGTTACTGTAGCCGAACCATTTGTTGTGGTAAACGGGTTTGTAAGGTTGCGTGGAAGAGCAATAAACGGGGTAATGTCGTTAAAGTTACCACCGTCTTCAATGTAGTATTTAACGTTGGTGCCAACACCTAAATAGTTTGTACCACCTAAATTAATCCAGTTCCATAATGAGCGGCAGATACCTAAGTACGTATCATCAGAAAGCCTAGTCCAGCCGCCAATTTTTTCAGGAAAGCCAGAACGAAAACGGATTTTATCTCCGTCATACCAGCCGCCCTCGTTGGAGTAGTCAGTACCTTCTCGGTTAAGCCCTGGACGGAACTGTAACTTTTGTAACATTTGTGCTATACTCCTGTTAAGTCATTAACAAGGAGACTATTATGTTTGTATATATTTGGAAACACAATGAAGTACCCTTTTATGTTGGCATGACAAAAACTGCTGGTAGAACTAACCCACTTAACACTGGTGGACGTGGATGGCTTTGCAAACAAACGCTTGCTAAGATTGGACCAAAAAACGTTGTGGTTGAACTTCATACGGTTGACACCCTAGAAGAAGCGCAATTGCTAGAGCGTAGTTTAATTGAAAAGTACGGAAGAATACAGTTAGAAACAGGTCCGCTTACCAATTTAAAACCTGGAGGTGATGGCTCACCAGGAATGACAGAAGCTGGGCGTTTGGCTACTAGTAAACGCATGAAAGAAAACAATCCTACACGCAAACCAGAAACACGAGCAAAAATTACTGCCCGAATGAACAGCCCAGATGTAAAAGCCAAATTCACTGGTGACAACAACCCCGCCAAACGCCCCGAAGTCCAAGCTAAGATACGAGCTAAATGGGCTGAGCCAGAATTTAAAGAAGCCCAGCGCCAGCGCAAGTTAGGCAAACCAATCCATTCTGATGCCGAAAAAGAACGGCGTAGGCAAGTTTTGTTAGACCCAAACAATCTTATGCGGGAATACCATAAAGTTCTTAATTCTGATCCAGAGATCAAAGCTAAACGAATAGCCGCGTTGCGTACGCCAGAAGTGCAGGCAAGAATATCTGCATCTTTAAAGTTGGCTTGGGCTAAACGCAAAGGCATCATATAACGGGTTTACCCTAACATCTTAAGTGCTTCATCTTTAACTTCTGCAACACGCCTCGACCAGCCCTTACCGAAGGTTTCAAAGGTCTTAAGTGATTGTAAGAACTCTAGCCGTTTAGCGCAATATAGTTCTACAAGTCTTGCTGGGTCTTCCTCGGCCTTCTTTACGGCAGCCATAGTAGCAGGCCCAAAACCGCCATCAGCAGTAACACCGACACAGCCTTGCAAAAACTTAATAGCGCGCCCTGGCCCTGAATTAACAGCAACGTCAAAAACACAGTAGTCAACACCA